TCGCGCGATTCGGTGCTAACATGCAATTCCTAAACAAACAAAAACAGGCAGCTCAAGAAGAGAGCGATAAAGAAAATGAGTAATAACGTTAAAGCAAAAGAAGTTCTAATTCGTTCACGCGAAGAAGTATTAAGAGAACTTGCGCGAGCAGGTGAAAACGGTGGCACTGGGTTAGCCCAACGATATGCCCCCATTCTTGTTAACCTACATAGTGCTATTGAAGCACTTGATCGTATGGACAGTGAAGTTAAAGAAAACTTTGCTGACAAGATGAAAGCTGCTAAGGCAGCAAAGAAGGTCGCTGAACAAGCACCTGCACAATAAACGGACACAAGGAAATAACATATGAATTTACCACATCTCTCTACCAATACCCCTGCATCTGAAATCAGTAGCAAGGACTTTGATGACGGAAGTGTAAGTGCAGATTTGGAAGTTAAGAGTCTTGATGACATTCTAAAGAATAGTCCAGCAGCTAAACTGCTTGGATTAAAGGAAGAATCTCTACCAACAGAAGACAACAGCGTCCCAAATCCAGATGAATCATCGGAAGAAGAAGAACAAGCCCCAGAGAACGATGATGATTCTGAAACTGACCTAGATGAAGAGAAGGATTCAAAAGAATCTGAAGAAGAGAATACTGATGAGGATGATGCGTCTACCCAAAACTCAGAGCTACCAACTGAAGAAGATATTGATTGGGAATACCAAGTACCTGTAACCGTTGACGGTAAAACAGAGTACGTATCCCTAGAGGAGATCCGCAAGGGTTACTCTACTGACAAACATTTATCTCAAAAAGGGCGTGAACTAGGCGAACTGAAGAAACAAATCGAACAGGAACGCAGTGAGAAACTACAAGAGATAGTTACATTAGGCACAGTCATTAACCAAGAGTTAACTGACGCTGAATCTAAACTATCTGCTGAGTATCATAAAATCAAAGGCGAAATTGATACAGCCCGAGAAGAAGGTGATACTTATACAGCTCGAGAACTAAAAGAAAAACTGGAAGAGACTCAAGAGAAATATTGGGCAGCACGTAATAAACGTGAAGCTAATGTAGCTAAAGTCTCTGAACAATTAAAAGCACAACAAGCGGAACAGCAACAAGCGTTACTGAAAGCATATGAGGATAACATCACAAATGTTATTCCTGACTATTCAGAGAAAGTTGCTAAATCAATTCGTGATTTTGCTATTAAAGAAGGTTTACCTGAAGACATTTTAGACGTCATTTATGACACTAATATTGTTAAGTTTATCGATGACTATCGTAGACTCAAAAATGCTAAAGATACTGGTGAAGTAAAACGTAAGGCAGCTCCAAAAGTGAAGTCAGTCCCCTCTAAGAAGGGTGTACCTCAATCACAAAAGGAACGTCAAGACGTAACTAATAACCGAACTAAAGTATTATCTGGTCAAGGATCCACACAGGATCAACTAGATTTCCTGAAACGAATTTCCTCAGTGAGCAAGAAACTATAATTTCAAATCTCACTATTAAGGATTTTTAAAATGGCAATTCAAACATTTGCAACAGGCGGTCCTAAAGCCGCAGCCCGTAGCTCATCTGCTACTGGTAATGCAGTCAACGCGGGTGAACGCGAAGACTTGGCAAACTTCATCTCGATGATCTCTCGTGATGAAACACCTTTCATGTCGTCTATCGGCAAAACAAAAGCTACAGCAGTTTTCCATGAGTGGCAAACTGACGAGTTGGCTGCTCCTGCATCTACACCAGTAGCTGAAGGTATCTCTTACGCTACTCAAGCTGCAGCTCAAGCTACAGAACCATATCGTACTCGTTTGGGTAACTATACACAGATTAACAGCAAGTCTGTTACTGTGACTGGTACTAAGCGTGCTGTTGATCAAGCTGGCGTCGCTGACGAATATGCTTATCAGCTTAAGAAGCGTGGTACTGAACTGCGTCGTGACGTTGAGTTCGACTTGGTTAACAGCTGGAACAGCTCTAACGGTTCTGGTACACGTACCTTTGGTGGTTATCAAGCATGGGTGAACTACACTGCTGCTACAACTACTCCAGCTACTGCACTGAACGTGTTGACTACTGCTGGCGAGTATACTGCACCTACTAATCCAGGCGGTGGTATTGCTGGTACGTTTGCTACCGTTACTGGTGCTGACAAGAACAGTTTGCAACTGTCACACGTTGACACTGTTATGCAAGCTATCTATGAGAACGGTGGTAAAGCTACTAAACTCATGTTGTCTCCTGCTAACCGTCGTGTGTTCTCTGCTAAGGCTCAGTCTGCTGGTTCAGTTACTGGCTCTACTGGTGACTCTAACGTCCGTCGTAACATTGACGCTGATGGAAAACTCCGTCAGTCAGTTGAGATCTACATGAGTGACTTCGGTGACATCATGGTTGTTCCTAACTATGTTATGGGCATTTCTAACACAGCAGTGTCTGGCTTGAATGATACAGCTAACTTCTCTGCTTTCTTGTATGACCCAATGTGGTTCAGCTACGCTTCTTTGCGTCCCTTGCAAGAAGTTGTAAAGAGATCAGCAAGGATCTCGGCATACGCTTCATTAAAGAACTGTTCGCGTTCACGTACTGTGAATTGGCTTTTCATTAGGGCTACCTGAGCATCCCTAAATGGTTCTACCTTATATTCTCCAGTATCGTGGTTCATTGTTGGCTTTACTCTCTTCTGAAAGCCTTCTTTGTATTTGTCCATATTTTCTGTGTATTAAGAGAACTTACTCCGTAGAGTAAGCTCCTGATTGTTAAACTGTTTCACCCATTTCAGCAGCGGGGCCGTTTACTTGCGGCATTGGCGCTCCACCTTGTGGGCGAGAAGCGTCTGCATGAATGTCACCATCAATAAATCCTTTGGCTAGTGACAAGAGTTGTTTAATGTCTGGTTGTGGAGGAGGTTGTACACCTTCTTTAGCGGCTTGAATATAAATCTTGCCCCACTCTTGATATGATTTATCGAGAGCAACCATAAGTTGTTTAGTATTATCTTGTAGTGCGTTCTTAGTCTGTACGTTAGTAAGGTCTAAGGTTGCCTGACGTTGGCCTAGATCAAGCATCTTAGCTTGTTCTTCCATTTGTTTCTGTTTCTCTTGAGCCTGAGTTTGTGCATTACGATCAGCCAAGGCTTTCTCTTTAAACTTAGGATCAGTGTAGTCAACAAGGAAGTCTAATGGATCTAAGTCTAGAGCCTCAAGAGTCTTACATGCAATACGTACTGCTGCCTCTGGGTTCACAGCACCACCCGCTCCTGCAGCTTGTAGAGCAGGAATTAATTGCTGACCAACCATTGCCATCTTCTTGACGGTATTCTGATTTGAGTTTTCACCCACATCAACGTCAATGTATAACAAAAGGTTTGAGGGTAGAGTACCTGGATCAGTAGACTTAAAGATATCGTTCTGATCGTAGTAGTGCATGGTTTTACCACGCATCTTATCACGAAGAGTCTTATAGATACCTTCAGTTAAACGCTTAAATCCTGTCTCAGCAAACCTACGTGCCATGTACTGGATACGCACTTGTGCTGCAGACATTGCTTTAGCTAGCTTCTCTTCACTGTTACCTGATACATATAGAGTATCGTTAAGACCTTGAGCAGCCTTAGACATACCTGTTGCTTGCTCTTTATGAGTCTGCAATATTTCAAGTAGAGGTACTGTACCTGTACTGATAGTGTCAGGAGCTAAAGGAGACACCGCATTCATTGGTGAACCGTTAGTAGCAATGATCTGTTTAGGCTTCATGTTCTGAAGCGCACTAAAGTCTACTACATTAGGGTCAGCTAGTTTAGGAGAATAGTTCGTGAGATATACGTTCTCAACAAAGCCACGTAGAATAGCTGTAGTAGCTAGTGTGGCTGGACGAATCATATCCGCAACTGACAAACCAAAGAACTCGTGTGGTACTTCAAAGGGACAAAGAGTCGCTAAGGGTACTGAGTCACAGTCTTCTTCTAAGAGAATAGTTGAGCCAGCAATAATGAAGTGCTTCATCTCAGCCAGACCATCTCCGTCTCTATCTACACGTAACCAACATTCAATAACTGTGATCTGTCTGTTAGCCTCTGACGGGAATAGCTCCCGTGAATTTCCCCCTAGCCAGTACTCTTCACCGACAAGACGCTTACGAGCAGCTTGTTCTTCTGTATACTTGGTTGCCCAATCATACGAACCATCGCCAATCGTATCCCAGTCAATGTTCTCTGCTATATCAGGGAAAAACTTTCTGATCTCAGATCGAGTCATGTCAATCTGAATACCCACAAATGAAGCGTCATCTAGACTATGTGCGTCTCGTGTAATACGGAAACATTCTGGGTGTACATTCTTAATGTTAATACGGGTCTTATTTTTCTTTCTACGTAGACGTACATTCTCATAGATTGTCTTGTAGAAGGAGTTACCCTGTTCATCTGTGTCTAACTCTTGTCTATACTTGAGTTCACCTAAGACTTCAATGTCTTCTTCAGCTAACACAAGGTCTAGGTTAGCCTGTTCAATCTCATCATACTCTTCAAAAGTATAGTCAAAATCTTCAATAAACTCCCATCGAACAATACTATTCTTCCATAGGAGAGCTGACTTGACCCAAGTATTAAGGATTTCCCATCCGTTATTCTGCTTAAATATAGCATAGTTAACTAGGTCTGAGGCTACCTTTGCCTCATGAAAGTCTTTAGGAGAGGATCCAGCGGGAATAAATCGGGCTAGCCTGTTGTTGTTAAACATCAGTTCAGCTAAGATAGCTGTGTAACCTTCAATAGCTTCTACAGTGTCTGAAGAGACAATCTGAGAAACACCCTGTGGAACCAAGTGGAACAGTGGCATCATACCATACTCGTAGGTAGCCTTCTGACGTTCACGAGCAAGGTCGCTACTATTCAGGAAGTCACCTACAGAGTTCGTAATACCCTGTTCAATCATGGCCAATAGTTCATTATCTCCTACTGGCTCTTTATACCTATCAGTAATCCTAATAGGTGTTGTTGTATTATCTGCCATTGTTAACCTTTCTTGGCTATCTATCAATCAATCAAGGTCAACAATGACCTATGTAAGTGCTACTACTTTGTTCCTTCCCCATGAGTAGCCAACAAGGTTGGACACAAGGGAACTTTGTCTTATTTGTATTGTTGCCCTCTAATGGATAAATATTCTCCACTAGCTTCTTTTAATTTATTATCTTGTTTAGGATTAACAAGCTTATTAGGCTTCTGAACTTTAATCAAAGCCTTTAACTGTTCTTTTTCTTTACCACGTAGGTTTAAATCAATAGCCATATTCTTTTACCATTTCACTTTGTTAGCCCAATATGCCGCTGACAGCGGTCCCTTAGCAATATTACTTGCATGTCTAGCTTTAAAGGATTCTCTACGCTTTTTATACGATTCAGACTCTCCTTCTTTTTTAGGAGACCCTTGAGTACCTTGTTCACCAAACCTAATAGTTTTAACAGTGTCACCACTCTTAGCAACTACTACGTGACTCTTAGTAGGATGGCTAGGTGTTCTCTTAGGTTGGTTAAACCCAGATACACCTGCTCTCTCTAATCTGGGATCTTTAGCCATTATTTCCCCTTTTTAGCGGTTTTAGCAGAGTCTTTAAAAGCTTTATTAGTGGGAGCCCCTTTAGTTCCAGGCTTCCTCATTTTCTCTTTAGACCCTTCAGCAATCCGTTTTTTCTTAGCATGTATGTTATCGTATAGTCCTGCCATATTATTCCTCTATAACCAAGTGGTTTCTAATTGTTGAAAGTTCCCCATCTTCTGTGTAAAAGGAACGTTAGTCGTTGTTAGTCTATCTCCGTGTGTCCTGATTACTTCCAGAGCAATAGCAAGAGCGATAACGGTATCATCATTGTGACCAACAATAGCATTTGTCCTACCATTGTCATCAGCCACATAATTCATTAACTCCCCAATAATAACTCTTGAAGGTATCCATATTTCTTCTTGTTCAATAGCACTCTTAAGAAATCCAATGATAGCTGGCTTAGAAGATGTTGTTGTTCTCCAACCCATCCGCATACCCTCATCTTTGGATACATTAGCCATCTTAGTCTGATAGTACATATTAACATAGCCCATTTGAACTAGCCTGTTTAATGTAGCAATACCCATACTATTAGACTCTACCGCCATTAAAGCGTTATTATAGTATCTACCTAAATAAAACAATAGATCCCCAAACTTACTGGGATCAATCATATTATTTCTATACACAGCACATACTTCTTTATCTGCATTTATAACCACAGAACAAGAATAATCTTTACCTACTCCTAAAGATACGTCTGCAGCAATAGCAAAAGATTGATCAAAAGTAGGATATTTAAATATCTCAATGGAACCCTGTCGGGCATCCTCCATCATCATACTTTCAAAGTTAAATTCTCTCTGAGCTAATATAGGTTGTGGTATTAACCTACTTAGTTTATCAATACTAAATACGTTAGAGCCAGATACAATAAAGGCTTCTTCAGGTGTCGCAGGATACTCCTGCTTAAACTTATCTACCACTCTCAGCTACCTTGAGTCTCCTCCAGTATAGTTGATTATTATCTAAGTTAAACCTTGTAACTAATATCTCTTCTTCATCTGTCCTGTCAAACCCCTCAGGTGCATTCCTACGGTATTCAGACATAAGGAACCAAGGAACGAATATAGGTATATATTCATTTTTACCTGCTACAGCATCTGTCCATAACCTGTGAAATGAATTCCCTACCCCATTGGCAGTACTCTCAAGAATAACCTCGGTACCGTCTGCTTGGGAGATCCCCTGGAATAACCCAGCTAAAATCTTTTCATCATGAAGCCAGAATGAGACTTCTGAAAGATGTGCGATTGTAGGTGTAATACCCCTACCCGCCTCAG